GCCTAAGACTCGCCTGTGGCTTCGCTTTTCTCATCACCAGCGGCTACAGACACCCCCTGGAGCATCCCATTGAGGCCGCTAAAGTAGTCCCCGGCACTCATTCTCAGGGGATAGCGGCAGACATAAGGATCACCAGTTCTGTCCAAAGACACTGCTGTGTAAAAGAGGCCATGCGTCTTGGGTTCACAGGTATAGGTATTGCCAAGGACTTTGTACACGTAGACACGAGAGGCACTACGCCCGTCATGTGGTTATACTAATGTTCCCGTGTTTACAGATGAGCAAAAACTAAATCGACTCCAACGTAACTTTCAAGAACACCTGGCTTCACCTCTCCAGCGTCTTCGCTCTAGCGGTGTTCACCGTGTTTTTATTGGCTCCTCTTATGCCGAACGAACCTAAAGACTACAAAAGGACAGTCGCTTCTCAACTGGACCTAAACTGGGACGGTGTCGAAGAGTTAGACGAGGACGAAGTACCTCCTGTAGAAGAAGAAAAACAAGCGGCGGATTACAAGGAAGAACCCAAGTAGCTGTGTCTACGGAGTTAAACATAGAGCTTCTTCCGTGGCAACAAGAGGTCTGGGAAGACCCCACCCGCTTTAAGATTGTAGCGGCAGGTAGACGTACCGGGAAGTCTCGTTTGGCTGCTTGGATGTTAATCCTGAATGCGCTACAGGCTGAAAGGGGTCATGTGTTCTATGTAGCTCCAACACAAGGTCAGGCCAGAGACATCATGTGGCAGACTTTGTTAGAACTGGGCAACCCCGTTATCGCGGGTAGCCACATTAACAACTTACAGATTAAGCTGGTAAACGGTGCTACCATAAGCCTCAAAGGGGCTGACAGACCGGAGACAATGCGCGGTGTTAGCCTTAAGTTCCTTGTGTTGGACGAGTACGCAGACATGAAGCCTGAGGTGTTTGAGCAGATTCTAAGACCTGCTTTGACTGACCAGAAGGGCTGTGCTATGTTTATAGGCACCCCAATGGGTCGCAACCACTTCTACGAACTGTACAAGTACGGAGAACTAGGAAAAGACGACACTTACAAAACGTGGCACTTTACGTCCTACGACAATCCCCTGTTGGACCCGGAGGAAATTAACACAGCTAAGAAATCCATGTCCAGCTACGCTTTTCGCCAAGAGTTCATGGCTTCTTTTGAAGCGCGTGGCTCAGAGATGTTTAAAGAAGAGTGGATTAAGTTTTCTGAAGACAGCCCCGAGGAAGGCGACTACTACATTGCTGCTGACTTGGCGGGGTTTGAAGAAGTTAACAAGAAGCGTTCCAAGAACACTAAACTGGACGAGACAGCTATAGCAGTAGTTAAAGTTAATCCTGACGGCTGGTACGTTGAGAACATCATTTATGGACGTTGGAGTCTGAACGACACGGCAGCTAAGATTTTTCAAGCGGTGCGGGACTACAGACCAATTAGTGTAGGTATTGAGAGGGGTATCGCAAAGCAAGCCGTGATGTCTCCCCTGTTGGACCTACAAAAGCGTTACGGGACGTTCTTCAGAGTAGAGGAACTAACCCACGGTAACAGGAAGAAGACTGACAGGGTGATGTGGGCGTTACAAGGCAGGTTTGAGAACGGTTACGTGACGCTGAACAAAGGTGAGTGGAACTCCAGGTTTCTGGATCAGTTGTTTCAGTTTCCTGACCCTCTAACACACGATGACCTAATTGACGCTTTAGCTTATGTTGACCAACTGGCTAACGTAGCTTATGACTATGATTATGAAATTGATGAATATGAGATACTTGACATAGTATCAGGATACTGAATATGAGCGAACTATTTGAAACAAGCCCCCTGATGATAGAGGAATCTATTGAAGATTGGGTCATTACTAAATGTGAAGATTGGCGGGAAAACTACGAGTCTAACTACTCTGACCGTTTTGAGGAGTACTACAGACTCTGGCGAGGTATATGGGACCCCGCTGACTCCAGCAGAGCCTCAGAACGCTCCAGGATTGTTTCTCCCGCTTTACAACAGGCGGTAGAGTCCAACGTGGCGGAGCTAGAAGAAGCCACCTTTGGGCGTGGCAAATGGTTCGACGTTTCTGACAACTTAGGCGACACAGACAAACAGGACGTGATGTTCCTGAGGAACAAGCTAACTGAAGACTTCGAGTCCTGTAAAGTTCGTAAAGCAGTAGCAGAGTGCTTGATTAACGCTGCTGTGTTCGGCACGGGGGTTGGTGAACTTGTTATCGAAGAAATGAAAGAGATGGTCCCCGCCACACAGCCAATTTTAGGCGGCGACTTACAGGCGGTGGGTGTCAACATCAAAGAAACAGTCAAAGTTAGGCTTAAGCCTGTGCTGCCCCAGAACTTCCTGATTGACCCTGTAGCCACGAGCGTTGAAGACGCCTTGGGTGTCGCTATAGACGAGTTCGTGAGTCTACACCACGTAGAGCTTTTGCAGGAACAGGGCATTTACCGGGACGTTTTTGTAGGCACTTCTTCTCCGGACACGGACTTAGAGCCTGACCAAGACCTGACGGTGTACAACGACGACAAGGTTCGTATCACAAAGTATTTTGGTTTAGTTCCACGAGAACTTCTCCAGAAGGCTTCGGAGGACGAGTCCGAGGAACTGGTAGACCAGGAAGCTGAAGAAGCTGAGTCAAGGTACGTAGAGGCGATTGTAGTGATTGCCAACGGTGGTGTCCTTTTAAAAGCAGAAGCCAACCCTTACATGATGCAGGACCGTCCTGTGATTGCTTTTCCTTGGGACGTGGTCCCTAGTAGATTCTGGGGCAGAGGCGTGTGCGAAAAAGGTTACAACTCACAGAAAGCGTTGGACGCTGAACTGAGAGCAAGAATTGACGCTTTAAGCCTCACGATTCATCCCATGTTGGCTGTTGACGCTACCAGGATGCCAAGAGGGGCTAAACCTGAGATACGTCCAGGTAAAATGATACTGACCACGGGTGATCCTCGTGAAGTCTTACAACCATTTAACTTTGGACAAGTCGGTCAGATTACTTTTGACCAGGCGGCTGCTTTGCAGCAGATGGTGCAACAAGCAACCGGAGCAGTGGACTCTGCGGGTATCGCAGGTTCTGTCAACGGTGAAGCCACGGCTGCTGGTATTTCTATGTCTCTAGGGGCTATCATTAAGCGCCACAAGCGCACGTTGATTAACTTCCAGCAGTCTTTCCTGATTCCTTTTGTCAAGAAGGCTGCTCACCGCTACATGCAGTTTGACCCTGAAAACTACCCCGTTGCCGACTACAAGTTTAACGCCAGTAGCACTTTAGGCATCATGGCTAGAGAATACGAGGTTACTCAGCTAGTACAACTGCTTCAGACGATGCAGAAAGACTCGCCTCTGTACAACACGTTGATTCAGTCTATCATAGACAACATGAACCTCTCTAATCGTGAAGAACTCATAACGGCTATGCAGAAAGCTATAGAGCCTAATCCGCAAGAAGAACAACAGGCCGCTACAGTACAGCAAGCGCAGCTTCAGTTCCAGCAGTCACAAACTGCCGCGCTGTCTGCCCAGGCTCAGGAGTCTTCCGCAAGAGCAGTTAAGCTTGCCGCAGAAGCCGAGGCAGTACCGAAAGAGTTGGAAATTGACCGCATCAACGCCATCACTAGAAACTTACGTGAAGGGGACGCGGACGACAAAGAGTTTGAGCGACGTATGCGCGTAGCTGATACTCTCCTAAAACAAAGAGAAATCAAAGGCAAAGAAAATGCTAACAGACAGAGAACACCTGGCCCTACTAGTCCAAATAAACAGCTACCTACAACCCCAGTGGAACCGATTAGAGGCGTTGGAGCGCCAGATCAAGGAGTTGTCCGGCGTTAAACCGCGTGGGGAAAGCGCTGAAGTAAAGAAAAGCAAGAGCAGACGCGCTGCCTAGTAAAACCACGGTGGAATGCTGGTTACGAAATGCACCTAAAGACACTGGCTTTCATGGCACTAACACTGGCCTTATCTGGTAATGTGGAGGCGCGTGAGTTTTTTGTCTTTGACTGTGGCGCAACAAAAATCATGTTCCCTACCAAGACGTTCCCACAGGGGGTGTCTTTTACTACCAGAGAAGTCTGTGACTGCGTTAGAAGGGGCTGGAGAGGGCCTGAGTGCGACGTTAAACTGAGAAATAAAGCCCTTTCTTGGGCTATAAACCGAAAAAATGACCGTATAGCAGACGAAGTATTAAAAGGAACATATAAAGATTGGAGGTGATCTATGCCAAAAGTAGGAAAGACAAGGTATCCTTATACCGCGAAAGGTATACAGAAAGCCAGAAAAGCGGCAAAACGTGCAGCTAAACCGACACGTAGAACGGGTAAAACGAAAAGATAATAAAAGGCTTGACTTTTGCCTAAAAACGTGTTAAACTATAACTGTAGTTAAAACATAAGGAAAACAATGACTCCTGAGCTTGAAACCTACTTCAACAACTACAACCAACTATTTAATCACATAGGTTTCAAACAACTCGTAGAGGAGCTTGTTGACAATTCAAAAGAACTGTCCGACATTCGTACAATTAAAGACGTAGAAGAGCTTTTCTTCCGCAAAGGCCAAACAGCCGCTTTTGCTACTATAATTACCCTGGAAAACACAATTACAGTAGCTAGAGAGCAAGCCGAAGAGGAAGAAGAAGATGTATAAAATATACGACTTTCGTTGTAACAAAGGACACGTCTTTGAAAAATTTGTAACCCAAGGCGTTACAACCAGTAGGTGTGGTTGTGGTGAGTTGGCTACAAAAACCGTATCTGCCCCGGCTTTTATTCTTGATGGGTCTAGTGGGGA